CTATATCGGACCAAGTACAAGGAATTAAAGGTTTCCGTGAAGATTTAATAGTTTTTGCAGAAAACAGTATACACAAGCTTGTAAATATAAATGATAGGTCTAATATTCGTATTGACCCTATCACCGAAAACGTAGGTTGTTTAAGCGGATATAGTATTCAAGAGATTGGCGGTGACTTAATATTTTTAGCACCTGATGGATTAAGAACAGTTGCAGGTACAGCAAGAATTGGTGACGTTGAGCTAGGTACAGTTAGTAAAGCAATACAACCTTTAATTACAGACTTGACAGAATCAATAAATAGCTTTATAATTAGTAGTGTTGTTTTAAGAGAAAAATCTCAATACCGATTATTCTATACAAACACTTCATTAAGTAGAACACAACAAAAAGGAATTATAGGAACATTAAGACCAAATGGTTTTCAGTGGTCTGAAACAAGGTCTTTAGAAGTAACTGAAATAGGTTCAGGATTTAATGAAAATGGTGTTGAAGAATATTATCATGGAGATACAGATGGTTATGTTTACGTACACGATTCAGGTAACAGCTTTGATGGAACAAATATTTTAGCTCGTTTTGGTACTCCAGATTATGATTACGGAGACTTAGGAACTTTAAAAACTTTACATTACATGCGAGTTTCTGCTAGTGCTGAAGGAATTGTAGAGCCTGATGTTCAAGTTAGATTTGATTATGGTAATACAAACACACCTCAACCTCCTAACTTATTTGATTTAGGAGTTATTAATCCTCCTTCATTATTTGGAGAAGCGTTATTTAACACTAACGTATTTGGAGGAGCTGAAAGTCCTATGGTAAGAATACCATTACAAGGAAGCGGTAATAGTAATAATTTTACAATAATTAGTGAAGATAGTAAAGCACCATATACAATTAATGGTTTTTATATAGATTTCATCCCATCAGGTAGGAGATAAAAGGATGTCAAAAACAAAAAGAATTAAAACATTGGAGAATAAATAATGGCAGGTTATACAAGACAGAGTTCATTTGCAGACGGGGATACAATTACTGCTGCTTTATTTAATGATGAATATAACCAACTAGTAAATGCTTTTAGTAACACAACAGGACACAGCCATGATGGTACTGCTGCTTCAGGTCCTGTTATTGGTTTAATTGGAGATGCTGGTGAAACTTCTCCAAACAATAAAGTTTTAATAGATACTACAAATAATTATATTGAATTTTATGTAGAAGTATCAAGTAGTCCAGTACAACAACTTTATATAGCTGACGGAGCTATTGTTCCTGTAACAGATAGTGATGTTGATTTAGGTACAAGTTCTTTATACTTTAAAAACTCTTACATTGATACAGTTACTACTACAGGTAATGTTTCAGTCGGTGGTAATCTTACAGTTACAGGTAATGCCACTATTGCAGGTAACTTAACATTTGGTGATGCAGCTTCTGATACAGTAGCTTTCAGTGCTGATGTTGCTTCTAATCTTTTACCAAGTGCTGATAATACATATGATATTGGTGCTTCAGGTTCTGAATGGAAAGATATTTATATTGATGGAACAGCTTATGTAGATGCTATTAACTTTAACGGTACAGCAATTACAGCAACTGCTGCTGAACTTAATATTATGGATGGTGTCACAGCGACTGCTGCTGAGATCAACGCACTTGACGGTATTACATCTACTGTTGCAGAATTAAATATATTAGACGGAGTAACCTCTACAGCAGCCGAAATAAATTTATTAGATGGTGTAACTTCTACAACTGCTGAATTAAATATATTAGACGGTGTAACAGCTACAGCTACTGAAATCAATTTATTAGACGGAGTTACTTCAACAACTGCTGAACTTAATATTTTAGATGGTGTAACTTCAACAGCTACAGAACTTAACATTGTTGATGGAGATACTTCAGCTACTTCAACAACTTTAGCAGATGCTGATAGAGTTGTTGTTAATGACAATGGCACTATGGTTCAAGTTGCATTAACAGACTTTGAAACTTATTTTGAGTCTGCACTTGATACATTAAGTAATGTTACAACAGTAGGAGCATTAAACTCAGGTAGTATTACTTCAGGCTTTGGTTCGATTGATAATGGTTCATCAGCTATTACTACAACAGGTACAGTAACCTATGGTAGCTTGTCTGATGGTTCTATAACAATTACAGCTTTTGTTGATGAAGATGATATGTCTTCAGATAGTGCTACACTTGTACCGACTCAACAGTCTGTTAAGGCTTATGTAGACAGCCAAGTTACAGCACAAGATTTAGATGCCACAACAGACAGTGGTACTATTGATATTGATTTAGATAGCGAAACTTTAACAATTGCTGGCGGAGAAGGTATTGATACTTCTGCTTCAGGAACTACGATTACTATTGCTGGTGAAGAAGCATCAACATCTAACAAAGGTGTAGCATCTTTTGACTCAAATGACTTTACAGTTTCTAGTGGTGCTGTAAGTCTAGCTACAACTTCTACTGCTGCGGAGCTTAATATCCTTGATGGTGTTACAGCTACTACAGCAGAACTAAACATCATGGATGGTGTTACAGCTACTACAGCCGAATTAAACATCATGGATGGTGTAACGGCTACAGCAGCAGAGATTAATACTCTTGATGGCATTACTTCAACAGTTGCAGAATTAAACATCTTAGATGGTGTTACAGCAAGTGCGACTGATATTAATCTTATAGATGGAATCACAAACGGAACAGTAATAGCCAGTAAAGCAATTATTACAGATGCTAACAAAGACATTACTGGTGGTAGAAACATAACAATTAGTGGAGAGCTTGATGCAGCTACATTAGATATTAGTGGTAATGCAGATATTGATGGTACTCTTGAAGCTGATGCTTACACAGTCAACGGCACAAACTTAGATGAGTATATTGAAGATACTGTAGGAGCAATGCTATCTAGTAATACTGAAACAGGTATTACAGTTACATACGAAGATGGAGATTCTACAATAGACTTTGCACTTGACGCAGCTCAAACAGGAATTACATCTTTACTAGCCACAGACATTAAGATTGGTGAAGACGACCAAACTAAAATAGATTTTGAAACAGCAGACGAAATACATTTCTATGCAGCAAATGCAGAGCAAGTATATGTAGCTGATGGTATCTTTGGACCACAAACAGACAGTGATGTTGATTTAGGTTCGACAAGTGTTCGTTGGAAAGATGCTTATGTAGATAGTATAACTACTACAGGCAATGCTGCTGTTGGAGGAAACCTTACACTTACAGGTGATTTAACAGTAAACGGAACTACAAGTACAGTCAACAGTACAACAGTTACTATTGACGACCCAATCTTTACATTAGGTGGAGATTCTGCTCCGGGTTCTGATGATAATAAAGATAGAGGTATTGAGTTTAGATGGCATAATGGAAGTGCTGCTAAAGTTGGTTTCTTTGGTTATGACGACAGTGCTTCAGCTTTTACGTTTGTTCCTGATGCTACAAACTCTTCAGAAGTCTTTAGTGGTACAGTCGGTAATGCAATCTTTGGAGACATAACAGGTACACTACAAACCGCAGCACAAACAAACATTACAAGTCTTGGTACACTTTCTAGTGCTACAATTTCAGGAGATTTAACAGTAGATACTTCTACTCTTAAAGTAGATAGTTCAAATAATAGAGTTGGTATCGGTAATGCTTCACCTGACGTATCTTTAGATATTGGTTCTTTAACAGATGCAATGCATGTACCAGTAGGTACCACAGCACAAAGACCGGGAAGCCCTGCTGCTGGTTACTTTAGATATAACTCTACAACAAGTAAGTTTGAAGGATACACAGATTCTTGGGGAGCTATAGCAGGCGGTGGTTCAGGTACAAACATGGACACCAACATCTTTGCAGGTGATGGAAGTGATACAACTTTTACATTAAGTAACGCTCCTGATACTGAAAACAATTTAATGGTGTTTATTGATGGTGTATTCCAAGCACACGATTCTTATAGTGTTTCAGGAACTACATTAACATTTAGTACTGCTCCTGCAAGTGGTCGAGTTATTACAGTTTATCACAGCACAACAACTGTTGGTGGTTCTAACAACTCAATAGCTACAATGACTGGTGATGGTAGTGATACTACATTAACATTATCAATTAATCCTGTACACGAAAATAATGTATCTGTATTCTTTGATGGTGTTTATCAAAGCAAATCAAACTATAGTATATCGGGTACAACACTTACATTCTCTACAGCACCTCCAAACGGTGTAGCTGTAGAAGCTATTACAGCAACAACTACAAGTATTACAACAGCTACACAATTATTAGATGCTGACAGTGATACAATGATTCAAGTAGAAGAAGCCAGTGACGAAGATAAAATAAGATTCGATACTGGTGGAACTGAAAGGATGGTTCTTGATTCATCAGGAAGGCTTTTAATAGGTTATGGTACTTCTACACACGTTAGAGCTGTAGAAGGAGCTATCCAAGTACAAGGAACTAATTTAGATACTTCTAGTATTAATGCAGTGAGGTATTAGGCTGATGCTTATGCACCAATACTTTCATTAGGAAAAAGTAGAAATGCTTCTGCTGGAGGACAAACAATAGTACAAGATGGAGACTCTTGTGGAACAATAGCTTTTGCTGGTTCTGATGGAACTGATTTAGAAAACAGAGTCGCACAAATTGTAGGTCAAGTTGATGGAACTCCGGGTTCTAATGATATGCCGGGAAGACTTATTTTTGAAACAACAGCAGATGGTGCTGGTGCTTCAACTGAAAGAATGAGAATAGACTCATCTGGTAAGGTTGGAATCGGCACCGACAGTCCGGGTGAAAGACTCCACGTTTATAATGGAAGCGGAGATGTTGCAGTAAAAATTGAATCATCAGGGCATCCTCAATTAAGTTTAAAAACTACTGGAACTACAGACCATAACTCAATTAATTTTGGAGACTCAGGCGATAATGATGCTGGAGAAATAAGATATACACATTCT